AGGTTAGTTACCTATCCGGTGTTCTTGGGATAACATGTGGTGTTGAAGAGGTCACAAACCACTTCAGAGCTTATAATATATCCATTGATCCCCTCGTTTTGCTAAAGGAATTGGTTAGTTCGGCAACAAATGGTCTTCTTGTGTCTTCCAATCTTGATCATTTTAGGACTTTAAGTGCTGGAGTGACGAACGTGAATATTTTGCGAGAAAAGTTCAGTGTTGGATTGCTTGATCTTAAGGATATGACTGTGAGTGCCGAGACAGGGATCTATGGAGTATTGAGAGAGAACTTTTCCGAGCTAATCAAAGCTTATTCTGTTGCTATCTGCAATTCCAGCAAGTTTTCGTTTCGACATCAATTGGGCCCTCTTTCCTTTTATTTTACAAATGAATACGTCGCAGTTTATAAGGATAACTCAGTCATTTCGGTGTCAGATTATATGTTTATTTTAGCATTATCCGATTTGTTCTCTGCTCGGCACCTCACCTTTTTATACATTGATGTTGATAAATGGGTGAATAAAGGAGTATCTGATGATCTAAAATCTTTGATCATCGATTTATATCAATGGGGAGATACTCTGATAGGGTTATTCGGGAATCAAGCTTATGATCTTATTAAACATCATGAGGCCATTTGTATTTCAACTTTGCAACATCAAACAAGTGAAGGCTTGGATCTAGCAGAGGATTTCAGCAAATTCATTAAAACATCATATGAGGAGGCTCTGTTGAGCTTGTTGTCAGCGGCCAACCTGGGATTGACCCCGGCGTTGTTTCACCCGTTGCATAGACCAAGCCGGGGTTATATTAAGGATGAAGCTTTGGTTCAGATTTTTGGGTTGTATCGCCATTGGGGTCACCCTTATGTTCTCTCTAGTCTCGGTATTGCGGCTAACAGGAAGGTGGCGGGACCTAGAAAAACCATCTCTCGTTCGGCCTCAGAGATCATATCAGCTGCCTCCAAAGAATTAATATTCTTCAGCTTCTTTTATAAGAAGAAACGCTATCCTTTTTATGAGATCATCACCAAGCGAGAGAATTACCTACAGGAATGCTTACAATATAACAGACCAATAGTCGCTCATGTAGGTGCTGTTGATTGGGCAGATATCGAACTCAAGCAGTGTTATAATCCCATTGCCCATCTTAGCACTTTAGACGTTATCAACGATAAAGCCTGCGGGGTTAGCCGGAGCGAAGTCAAGCAAGAGCTATTGTCAAAGAAAAGATCAGATTGGCAGAAGAGGCGAGTCCTGTGCAATTATCTGAGGAATCCCGAACCCAACCCTTACGAATTTCTTTTACAAGTCGATAAGGATGGAGGTCTTCCATCTGAACAGCTAACCATTGGTGT